AACCTTCTGTATTCAGCCTCAAAATGTTCCAAATCTTGTTTTTCCAGTTCCAGATGTATCCACATCCCACCTGTGCCAGCCGATTCTTCCTTGGTCTTGTACTTGACGACCCCTGCCATGCCTTCTCCACGAGAGCAACGGTAGCCAGCACCATACTTCGTGCCGGGCATCTTGTAGAAATGCACTTCCTGAACTTTTAGGGCTAGGGAGTTAGTGACGAAAAATGTCCAGATGGCTTCAAGCACTTTGATATCACTGTGGCCAATGTCCATGGCGTAGCCAGTGGCGTGAGTGCTCAGGTTTGGCTTGTCTCGCATAGGGCGATTGACATAGGTGCCAAGGTTGGTAACTTTCCAGCGCTTTGTGCATAGGTCTAGGCACTTGGCTGTGATTGGCTGGGTGGTTTTGCCATCCCATGCTGGGTAGTACCTGTACGGTCTGACAGCCATTATGAGTTAGATGGGGACAGCACTTTTACTGTCGCCGTTCCGGTAGCGGCTAAGGCGTAAAGGGTTTCCTGTTCATCAAGGAATATCTGTTGAAAGCCTAGTTTGGGTATGTCAAGACCTTGACTGCTGGAAACATTAGAGCCGCCTAGGTGGATGTCTTGTGTGGTGCTTTGCACATAGATGGTTTGGCTGCCGAAACTGGTGCTGTGTATTAGTACTGGTGTGGTTGCGCCTACTGTGTAAACGGTGGTTTTCATTCGGTTTCTTTTTCCTTGCTTGAGTTCTTTAAGCCGTTACTTGAGAGCAAGGCCAAGAGGCCCCCAGACATGGACATGAGTAGCGGTGATAATACAGAATATGCCCTGTCATCTGCCTCACTTAAATACCTAGGTTGCGTTACAAATTGCAGTCCGTACAGCATGAAGCCAATGGACATTACAAACACGACAGTTAGCCCAACGCCTACGCACAGAACTAAGCGTGCTTTTATTTCTTCGTTAGTGAGTCTTGGTCGTAGTGCCATTAGCAGTCATATCCTAAAATCTGTTTAAGTGTGGTGGTTGTGATGGCTGATTCAACAGCGCCTAAGGCCTTGTTTTTAGTGCGTGGCTCTTGGTTGCATTGGCATTCGGTTTTGTTGGTGTTGGCTGGGTCTTGGCATGGGTAGCGGAAACGGTCGGCGCAGCCTGTGAGGGCTATGAGGGTGGCGCTAATCAGCAGTAGGCGTTTCATCTGGCAAAGGCTCCATCGGTGCTTGTTGTAGGGCTATTTCTTCGGGTGTCATGTCACGGGTTTCGCTTGGTGTTCCGTCTGCATAATGAATTGTAATTTGTGGTTTATTACTCATGGTTTAACTCTGTCTATATCCGTAAATTGTGCAGTTTCCCGTCAAGGTAGTTCCGCCTAAAGTAGTTATTTGGAAGCCATCAAAGACAGTTGCAGCGTCAAAAGACATTCCGCCATGTGAAAAAGAATATCCAGAAGCGATGCTGTAGGCCGATTTCATGTTGGCGTGAGTGATAGTGGCTAACTGTGGGTTGTAAATATCCATAATGATATTTCCAGTTGCACTACTGTTATTTAAGCGGACATTTACAAAGCCTGCGTTAATGCCTGCACCACTAACATTTAAGTTTGCACCAGCAGCCGATAAAGCCACATGACCGTAGTAATAATTAGCACCAGCATTAGGTGTTGCTCCTGTCATGTAACGCATATACACATCAATACCTGCACTAGGGGTGATGCGGTCAATAACGATGTGATAGTCACGATAGGCAGAAGTAAAGCAACCTTGAAAGTTGGTGGCAGCGCCACTTAATGAACCGCTAGTTACATACACCAGCCCTGAGTTTGCCAAATAAGTATTGGTATCGGCAGCCGTTAGCACCTCGCCGGTAGTAAAAGTCTTTATAGCCATGTCAGAATCCTAATCTGTTGTTGTCAAGTTTGCCATATACGGCATTGTCAAGGATGAGATAGTCGTTGGTCTCGTTAGAAGAGACATAGAACAGAATCCTTGTGTCCTCAGGGGTTGCTTGAATGTTCACACCTTCAATGATGCAGTAGTACCGGACACCACGCAAGACAATGTTGATTTCAAGGCCAAGGAAGGCGCTTACAATGTTAAGGAAAAAAACAGCATCGCTACTGGACTGCTGGCTAATTGTGAAACCCAATTCCCGTGGGGTGCTGTTTGTGGTGTCGTACTTAAATCGAAGATATTGAGCAAGGGATAGAGCCTGTGAAGTGCTGAAATCGTAACTATCTGCAAGGTAGGAATAAACGGGCGTGGCACCACTTGTGCTGGTTTGGGGCGAGAACCCTAAAGGCTGCACTGTTACTGAGTTGTAGTAATCCTCGGAAGTGCTTTTAAGTTTGACATCTGAATACTTATAGTTAGTAATGCTGGTAAGGGTGCCATCACTCCATTCAGGTGTAACAGCAGCACCAGTTGTCAAAGCACCACGACCAGCAAAAGTAAGGTTGCCCATAGTTAGTTCAGTTGGGGCAGTTTTGTCAGAACGAAGCCTGCCTTGCTCTGTGCGTACAGCAGTATCTACAAAGCCTTTGAGGTTTCCTGTGTATGTTTGGGCGACCCCAGTGGACATTGTGCTTGTAGGGCCAATAGAGATGCCTAATGAGGCTGCAATATCTAAAACTTGCAAACCAATGTTTGCGGTAGAGACTAAATAATTGTTTATTTGGGCTCTGCCTAAGTCAGCCTGTAAACCCTCAGCAGTGATTGTGACTACATCCTCGTTAGGTACCATGCCATAACGAATGCTGACATCTGTGATGCGACCCTGAAACATCTTCCAATAGTTGTAAGTCGGGTACAACGGATAAGCAGTTGTATAGACCCAAGCAAGAATCTTGTCGCCAAGTTTCGGAGTTACAGACCAGTTAGAAGGAAACAGGCTTTCAACCGTCAGGCTGTCCACGCCATAATCGTCAATCTGTCGCCTACGACCATTAAAAATAGAGATTTGCTGAACACTCGGAAGAGTCGTATAAGTAGTTGAGGTAGCGAAAGAAACACGCCAATCCCACGATGGCATCAGACACCAACCGTGATAGGTACAAACCCGTTTTGGCGTTGGTAACGGCGCAAAGCATCCACAATGGCTTGAGGGTCGCCACCATTGACATTTATTGTGATGCCACCATTGTTGCCACCAAAGCCCATAGACGCCATCTTGTCGAGGGGAATGATTGCCTCAGGCCCGGACTCGCCGGCGGTAATAGTTGTGGCACGAGTAACCACGCCGCCATCAGCCATCAAAGTACCAATGCCCATGCCGCCAACATTAAAAGGAAGGCCAAAGTTTAGATTGCCAAGACCAGCCAATAAGGATTCAATTCCTACTTGGTCAAAAGCCCCAGCCCCAGCAAAGGCTATGTCTGTTGCCGTCAAGTTTGGATTAGCAAGGACAATCTCGGTTCTCTTAATGGTGTCTTCAATTCCTTTGAGGAAGTTAGTTGCTGAATCTACACCTGCTTTGTAATACTTTGTTGCTGCTTTCTTGCCCATATCATCAGCAAGTTTCTGCATGGCAGAAGTCAAGTCATTGGCTCTTAGAACGCCGTCAGCAGATTCAAGGATTGACTCAGCAATGGCTGTGCCACCATCTACTCCTGCTGCCAGAACCTGTTGCAAGGCCGTTTCATTCAGGTCGGCAGCCATTAGTCTGCTTACTAATTCATTAAACTTTTTAGCCTTGTCAGCCTGTTTCCCAAGAGCGTCAAAGAAAGTCATTGGCTTTGCTTGCAGAGCACTGACTTCACCAGTAGCCACAGCAAGTTCTCCCATGGCTTCAGCAAGAATGGTCGCATAATCATCACGTTTGAAAAAGTTGAAGTCTGCTTGTGCTTTATTTACTATGTCTTGCGCCTCAGCCTGTTTATCTAGGGCTTTCTTAACATCTGCTGCATTGCCAGCCACCTCAGATTGAGCACTGCCAAAGTTAAAAGAACCAATAATGGCGTCACCTACGCTCTTGCCAAAATTATCAAACGCCTCTTGTGCGGTTTTAAGTTTGTCTTGGGCATCTTCAAGTCTGACGTTAAGTCTTTCGCGCAAAGCGTCAGCAAGTTCATCTATTTGTGCTTTAAGTTTGGCGGTAGCCTCTTTGCCTTTGGCTAAGGCTTCTGCTTTTTTCTTTGCGGCGGCTGTGGATTTGTCTGTAGAAGTTGTCGTCAGGTCAGTGTTCTTTTTCAGCAGACCTTCAAAGGCAGCGTTTTCTTTAAGTTTGTTAGTGACACGTCCAGTCACTTGGCTTAGTTGAGCAGTGGCTTTGGCTCTTTCGGAGACTGCTTTGTCTCCTTCTTTTATAAGTTTGACTAAAGCATTGTCTTTAAATAGGAATTGAGTCAGTATCCCAAGACCAGATTTTAAACGGCCAAACCATTTAGAACTTGATGATTGTGCTTTGTCAGTGTTTTGCGTTACTTCAATTAAGACGCCAGCGTATTCGCTTAGTTTTGTTGTGGTCTCTTTAAGGATTGGTAGGAAAAGAATACCAATTTGCGTCTGGGCGTCTTTAAGTCTGGCAGTTAAAATACGTTGCTGGTTGGCTGCATCTTTAGAAGTCAAAGCAAAGTTGCCCTGTTGCAAGGCAGTCTTTTCGAGAATAACTGCCTGAGCCGCAAGGCTTTTATTTGCCGGCGTTAATGCCTCTTTGGTAGTTTTTGTTAGTTGTAGTTCTACTGCTTTAGTACGCAAAGTCATGTCGTCTAGCAACACGCCATAGCGCCTCAGTGGTTCAGCCTCACCACGCAAGCCAGCACCTAACGCCAACACTGCATCTTCTGGACTGGTGTTATTAAACGAAGCCAAGTCACTTGCAAGTTGGCTGAACTTGATAGACATTTCAGTAAGGTCAGTGCCGGTCAATCCTGCTGCTTTACCAAGGACACCAAAAGTTCCTGCTGCTTTAAGAGCCTCAGTTTTTGATTGACCTAGTTTTGTGGAGGCTGTATTGCTGAACTCCACAATAGATTGGCTGGCGTCACCAAAGATTTGGTTGGCTTTGCTGGTCTCTTCGTTAAGGTCACTGGCCATTTTAGAGGCTTTGAAAGCGGCAGCGCCCAAAGTTGTTAAGGCAGCAGTGGCAGGAATAAGACTCTTTTTCATTGCAAATGCAACTTTGTCGCTGGTCTTTTCCAGTTGTTGGAATTGGCGTTGGGCTTGCTTTAGTCCCTTGGCGTCAAATTCCGAAACGATGTTAAGAATTACACTCATTAGATAACGCCTCCTCTTCCTGTCAGTTTCATTACTTTGTTTACAAGTTTTTTAACGTCGGCTTCTACTTTTTCTTGCGATGCTTCGTAAGCCTTATAGATAATACGAGATGGAGGCCCAAAGCGAGCGGTTAAGTTATTGCCCATTGTGCCCTTTGCAAGAAAGTCTAATGCGGTTGCTTGTGGCCCAAGCCATCTGATACCGAAGGTACCTAGGTTCTGTCTAAAACCAAGTCCTGTGTCTCTTATTTTTTTGCCGCTGGTAAAGGCTTTAAGGTTTTTGCGTACCAGAGCGTCGTTCCAGGACATAATGTCAGCGCCGGACTTGCCCTTCCATGACCTAGCCATGCCCGACAGTGGTGGGCCGTTAGGCAGTAGAGACTCTGCTTTGCCTAAAACTGGCTGCACAATCTGTTTGAAGTCACGAGTAATTTGGCGACGTAGTTTTTTGTCAATATCGTTAAGTTCTTTCAGTGCCTCTTTAAGTCCTGAAAACTCTATTCCAAAATCTGCGGCCATTACTTTCGACTTTCATTTATCATTTTGATGACTGTCGAGAGGTCGTCACTGGTGAACTCTATCTCATGTGGCCAGAACCCTGTGGCAATGAGCACCGCCGCTAGGGAATGTCGGTAGGTGCCTCGGAGAAAGGGCGGTCTGTGTCCTCGCTCTGGATTTCCAATGACACTAATTTCTTTATGAAATCGTCAAAGACAATCGGAACGACTATGCCGTGAGTCTGGCAAGCAGACCAGCAAAGAAAAGCCAAATCTTCAATGCCAATACCGTTAGCCATCTCTGACGCTTTAGTTTTGAACTTGCGTTCCCATTGTGTAACAGCCCAAAGATTGGTAGTTACTGTGAATGGGCCTTCGCCCATGTCAGCACGAAGTTCTAATTTCATGTCGGGTTTCCTTTGTGTTTTAGTTAAGAAACAATGGTGGAGAGAACCCCACCTCGAAAAGTAATGCTGATGGTGCTTAGTTCGCCCATTGTTGCATCTATGACTGGAAGTTCTTCTAAATAGGTGCCCACTAACTCGAATCGGGGGGCTGTCGCAGTAGCGGTAGTCAAAGCAGCGTCAGTTACTGCAACTTTGACAGTTGTAACTGTGCCGACAAGAGCCGCAAGTGTTGCGTAAGTTTCCGTGGCTGCATAGGACATATACAAATCCAGCACTATTTCCTGGTCTGACAAACCTGCCACGAATGACCTGGATGTGCTTCCGAAACTAGTTGCTTCAAGAGCCTCGGCGCGATTTCGGACGGTTGCGCTAGTACACATATCCGTTAAATTTACACTGTTAATCAGTACGCCTGGGTTTGAAAGGTATGTTGCTGAAGCCATGGTTTACTCCTCTGGAGATGTTTCTACTGTTTTAGCAGATTTGGTTGGGGTTTTGTCGGATTTGATAAAGCCACCCTCAATGAGAGCGTCAATGTTGGTTTCTTCGGAAGGCTCGAATTTGTCGCCCGGTGTTCCGATTCTTGAACTAATGATTGTGTACATGATTCGCCTTACGCTGTCTGTGCCTGTATAGATACTACTAGGTCATAGCACGGATATTCGGCACCACCAATAAGGTAGGCCGTTGGTTGGCCGCTCATCACAATGACGTTGCTCGAAATTACTTTGGCTGTAATGTCCAAAAGTTGGCGTAGGACTGGCAGGCCAGCAGGGCCAGAGCCAAGAACTTTAATTGGAAAAGAAACGTTAAGGATGTTGCCGTTGCCAGCAAAGGTAGTAAAGGATGGGGCGTCCACAAAGACACAGTTAGGCACGATTCGTGTTGGGTCGGTTACAACCCTGATGCCTGCCACTGTGGCTATCTTGGCTGCCACATCGTCTAGGGCTTCGTTGAGAAGGTCTGTAAAGGCCACTACGCCACCTGGGGGCGTGAGATGCCCAAGAGTTGCTTAATCATCGGAGTCATCGCTGAGACGCCTGCAGAGCCCATTCCGTCGAAGGTAGCAAAAGTGTCTTGCACGCTGCCACGGCTGCGCCACAGAGCGGCACCGTACATTAGGACGCCCAAGGTGCAGTCACCGCCTGGTGAGGTTCCGAGTGCATCGCCGGTGTAACCGGACTCCTGCCTGCGTCTCCAGCAGAAAGCGTTGGCCGCTGAGACAGATTGTGTGAGCAGGGTGTAGTCATCGCTTGGGTCTGTAATGTCCACCCCAAGATATGTTTCTAACTGTTGCACTGTCGTCCATGTGCAGACCTGGTTATAAACAATAGTGCCGCCAGTTGAGGCCACACGTTCCACGTTGTCACCTGTGCAAGCAAACAGAACTTGGTTAGGTATTGGATTGTTATTGTCAAATAACAAATTACCTTCGGTGTCTATTCCAATGTATTCAAACTCTGGTTGTGCATAAACAGTAAAGGTGCCGTTAAAAGGCACTGCAACACCAGCGATAGTGATGGGTTGCCCCACCGCTATCTCTGTGTTGGTCAGTGTTTGTAGCACTGCATAGTTGTCTAGCAGTTGCTTGAAAGTGACTGTGTATGTAGCCATGGCGGCTTACCGCCTTTCTGACTAAGCCTGAGTGATTTTGCGAATCATGCTTGAGTTTGCAGCGAATGTTGCTGCGTACCCGAACACGCTCATCTGACGGCCAAGTGTTGAAGGTACTTCTACTGACAACATTCCACGGTCTTGACGGTAAATTTCAAACGCATTCTGGTTCATGATAATCATGGTCTTTGCGGCAAACTTATTGTCCACTACGATTTGCAAACCAAGTGGGTTCATACCTGACCATGATGTTGCCTGGCCTGCGCCAAGGCTGTTCATGCCCATAAGTCCAGGAGCCCCAATGCTTGGAAAAATTGGTCTTCCCGTTGTGTCCACCAGTTGGCCCATCAAACCCCATGTTGCTGGGTCCACAAAAATATGGGTTGGCAAGTAGTTGGTTGCTGCAGAAGTTGTGACTGCTGCGTCGTAGATTGACTTCATTAAGTCAGTTACTGACAAGTCCCACACTCCATCCGAAGATGCTGCTGCAAGCAAGTTGTCTGCAGCGTAGTTGTCAATGGCTGTGAGGTACTGGCCTGCAAGGTCACGAACAATAATGTCCATTGCGTTGGGGTCTGTGAAATCAAGTACCTGGTAGGACAATTGAGCACTGCCACTGAACGTCACTTTGGTAACTGTATTGGAAGCAATTACAGCGGTGGTTGCTGACACTGCTGTCAGTTCTGTTGTCTGCTGCGCAACGGTCGGGTGAGTAGTCCAGGTAGGACGAATGAATGTAGAACCTGCACCACTGTTTGGCATCGCGCGAGTTCCGAGTGCTGACAACACTGGAGCGACGTAGTTAATGTCCTCGAACACAGGAGCCAAAATGGGAACCGGCGTGATGCCAGAATCATTACTGAGGACGTTGTCTCCTGCTGCGGCTTCGATTGGATTCTTGTGGTATGCGCGATAGTCAGCAAAAATACGCTGTGCTGCTGCGGCTACTTCGCCACCCTTGTGCATTGCTGCTACAAATTCGCCGGCAGTTGGCAAACGTGGTTCACGCTTGGCTGCTGCAAACAATGGTGCTGCTGCTTCGATTACTTCTGGAACTGGGGTTTCTGACACTTCGGTCTCCTCTGACTCTGTGGGTTCTGGCTCGTCGGGTGCCGTTTCTGTATTATTGCTTAAATCATCCTCTGATGTGGGGATACTCGCTGCAACATCTGTGATGATACTACCGCTAAAGGCTGGCTGGGGTACCAGTGACAATTCGAGCCAATCACCTGCTTTGATAATCATGACGCCATCTTCGTTGAAACTGTAGTCAGTTGGGTTTACGCCAACGCTTACAGAATCCAAAACGCCGTCTGACGCCAAGATTAGGGCTTCATCGCCAAGGGCTGTGGTGCTTACTTTGGCTGTGAAGTACATAGCGTCTTGGTCGTCTGTGCGCTCGGTGACAATACCAATGGCTTGCGTTGAGTCGTGGCTCATGTAAAGTTTTGGTTTTTTGCCGGTGGTTGGCAAACTCCCTGGCAGGAATGAAACGACCTGGCCTCCTGAAACCATGGCCTCAGTGTTGTAAGGCAATGCAATTCCAGTAATGGTGCGCTTGGCTACGCCATCGCTGGCTGCTGCATCTACAGAAAATGTGCTGGTAGTTAATCTAATCATGGTGCTGTTTGGTCTTTCACTTGGGTTGGCATTGCAAATGGCACGCCATTGTTAGGGATATTTAAGTCTCCGCCTGCAAGGTTTACGATTGCTCTGGCTTCGTCTGAGGTTATTACTTTTCCAACACCAAGGTAAACCTTTTGGATTACTTCGGCTATTTGCATTGCTGAGACGTCAGTTGTCTCGTCGCCGCTAGGCATTGCGTCTGCTGCGTAATTCTCTTCTAGGTAACTGTCGGTGTCAAACTTGACATAGGTGCCGCGTGGCAAAACATTGTTCATGCTGAGAGTGGCTGCAATGCAATCGGCGTATGGCTTAACACCAAAGATGTACAGGTCAGCGCGTGACTGTTCACTGCTGGTGTAGGCATAAGAGCCAGTGGCAACGCCTACAAGGTAAGGGGGAACTCCACATAGGCGTGCCAAATCTAAAGCCGAATACTGTGCAGACTCAATCATAAGCATCTTGTCTGGGGTGGCATTGCTTGGCTCGTAGGTCAAGAACTCGTTAAGAACTGCAGTCTGGCTAGTCAAACGTGCCTGGTTGAAGGCTGCGCCTATCTCGCCAAGTTCTTGTGCTGACAAGGGTTCGCCTCCGTTTTGACGCAAAACGCCAGACGGAATGGACGACCTGGCGTAGTTGTAGCGGCTATCTTCGACCTTCAACGCTGTAGCAATGGTCTGTGTGGAACTGTAGATGATGCCTTGGATAGGGCTAATGAACTGGACAATGTCTCGATAGTCCATTTCGTTTCCGGCGAACATGATGGACTCTGACGGCCCAAAGAACACTGGCCCTGTCTGGTCTTGTGTTGTGATTGAGCCCATTGGTAAACGACGGAACTTTGAAGGAAAGCCAGAGGCATCTCTTTCAAGAATTACCCACATAGCCCTGCCATAAAATAGAAGGTCGTCCAGCGTCCAAGCCATAAGGAAGTTGTATGTGTTGCTTGGGTCTGGCTGGCGTAGCCAATCCTTTGGCGCTAATGGTGTTTCTTCCATTTCGCCAGTTTCGTTATTAAACTTTTCGCTGTACATTTTTAACGGCATACAAGCAATGACAGAAGCAAGTAAGTCCCTACTGCGTGAAACCGTTGCCAAAGTCATGGCTTGGTTTCGCTGCTGGCCTTCTAGATAGTTATAGAAGTTCATCACAGGGTTGGATGATGTGCCTACAGGCGAATACCCCACAGCGGCTTGCACTTTAGGCATTGGGCTAATTGCAGCCTTAGTGACTTTATTATTGAAGATAGCCATGATGGAAGTATGCCACTTTCAGTTAGAGAATTGTGGTATTGCTCTGCTCATCCCGACAACGCCCAAAGCAATACCGCCGACAGTTTAGCCACCAATGACAACCATCATAGGTTTAGTCTTTTGTTTTGGTTTAGAAACTTGGGCCACTGCCCACACCATCACACGGCAAAGTTCTATTGGGCCTGGTGATTTCTGGGAACTAATGACTGCACCGGATGGTGTTTTGACTAGGACTGCCCTGGAAACGTGGTCAGCCAGCAGGCTTTCGCCGTGGTGTTTGACGTTGCCTTCGTGAATCATTGACCGCACAAGGGTTGTGAACTTGGTTAGTTCTGCATATCCGGTAATGGTTGTGCGCCGGCGCAAAGACAATGGAACATGAATATCGAGCGTTGGCGTTATTAGCAGATGCACTTGTGGGTTTTCCATAACTCTTTCAATGGCTGTCCACATATCTGCTTCGGTCTCTACCACAAACTCTGTGTGCACTATGACTTTGCCGTCTAGTTCTACAGCCCTGACACCAACATATCGAGCGTCATCCACAGAACTATCCACAGATAAATACCCACCATCTGGCATAGGAATATCTGTCTGATTCTTTTCCCAGACACCCAAATCCAGCCAAGCCCCCCTAGCCGTAATCCACTGATTTAGGTGCGCACGCATAAAACTGTCTTTTTTAGACACTGCTCGAAGAGCCTCAATAGTGATAGTTGTCCCCAAAGATGGGTTAGCCCAGCACCAATTCTTTTCATCCAGCGGTGACAGGTGCGACGGCATTGACCATTCAGCAAAATAAAACAGGCTAGGAATCCCTTTGTCAATGTCTGCCATGGCCTGCTGACGTAACTTAATCATGGTTTCGCTGTGCTGGTCTCCGGCTGTGGACCACATAGAAAGCAGCGGAGACTTGCGAGCAATCTGGCTAGGACGCAAAGCAGCGTCCACAACCTCAGCATCTATATCAAAAAGTTCGTCACAAATAATCAAATCGTGACTGCCTCCATGCAAAGACTTAGTTGCAGCACGAATCTCCCACCTAGAACCGTCTGGCATTTCAACAGATTTACGGCCTACAGCCTGAAACTTTTTACCTCCAAATGACTCCACAAGGATGTTGGCAAGCAAAGGAAAGATGGCCTCAGCCCTATCTAGTTTGTTGGCAACGCTCATAACTGACTGTGGACCGCCACGCAACACCGCACCCTCAGTAATCCACCATCCACATAACGCCTGGAGAGCGACCGACTTTCCGGCTTGTCTGGCTGTGGAACACAACGCCTCACGAAACTGCAACACCCCATTGCCGTCATGAGCCAACTGCCCAGACAGTGCATGAACCTGCCAAGGCATCAAAGTCATCTTCATGTGACGCTCAGCCCAAGCAGCAACCAAAGGCCCATAACTCTCAGTCCCAACCCCAACCGATTCCAAACGAGGCTTTTCCCTGCCCACTCGCCAGTCATGACCGTCAGATTCCCCAAAAAATACGGAGGAAAT